GCTGCACCAGCACCAGCAATACCGAGGAAATATTCGTCTCCATCAGTATTTTCAATGTGAATGTTATTTGCTTGAATATGCAGCTCACCAGAACCAACTTCTGTCAAATAAGTATTACTTCCGTCGTGATGCATAGTAAAATCTGCATTAGTTCCAAGAGTAATATAATTCATGTCATCAAAGTTGAGTGTATTAGCTGATTTATCCCATGTGAGTGTATCAGTATTGTTAGAACCTTGAATGCGAATGTCATCTTCTAAATCTGAAGTCGATTGAACACGAAGTGTATCAGTATTTGCTTCGCCTTCGATATTTACACCGATAGCAGTCGTTGTAATTTTAACTGCACCAGCATGTGTGACTGTGACGCCGCCGCCGGCTGTCATTGAGATATAATCTGTGCCGGTTGTATCTTCTAATACAAAATTATTTGCTTGAATGTAAAGGCTACCAGATCCGTTTTCAGTTATCCATGAATCTGTGCCATCATGCCATAATTGCAGATCGTCTCCATCGCCAAATGTTGCTTTCGCACTATCGTTCCAATTAAGAATATTATTAACAGATTCCCAATTGAGTGTGTTTGAATCTAAACCTCCAGAACCATCAAAAGCTGCATCTCCTCGTACTCTCAAAGTACCGGTGTTTGCTTCGCCGGTGATTTCTACACCGTAGGCATTTGTCTGCATTTTTTGATTATTATTATGATATAGCGTAACTTCACCAGATGTATTAGCAACGATAAGGCTAGTAGCACCTGTATCATCAGTGACACGGAAGTTATCCTCTACGCGAACTGACAAATCATTAGAGGTTTCTGTTATCGTTGTATCTGTGCCATCAGTAACGATGGTGAAGTTATGGGCAGCTGCATAGTTTGCACCGCCCATCTCGATAGGTTGACCGTTATATGTAACAAAACCGTTATCGGCAATAACTTGTCCGTATACTTCAACACCATTAGTATTAGAAGATACTTTCTTGACGTTATTGTGATATAGCTCAACCCCGTTATTGACATTGGCTGTCATCAATAACTCGTTACCAGTATCAGAGCGCATCTCAAAGTCATCTGTGAAGATGTTTGTGTTAGTCGAGCCGCGCACATCAAGAATATCGGTGTTTACATTTCCACGAGTTCCTGTATAATAGACCTCAAGGTCATCACCATCACCCCATGTAGCTTTAACATTATCTCTATAATTCCAGATTTCTAGTGATGCATCCCAGTGGACACTATTAGAATTTAACGTAGTATTATCAAAATTTGCATCAGATTGTACTCGCAGCGTATTAGTATTAGCTTCGCCGTATATCTCTACACCATCTACTGAATTACTATCAGAAGCGCCATCGATAGTTTCTAAGCGTTTTGTACCTGCTGCGTATAGTGATACTTCATTTTGACCAGCTGCATTCGCTGTCATATAATGAGTACCGCGACCTATATTAGTCAGTTCAAAACCTTGATTGACTTCAACATATAGATCACGGTCATCTGCTTTAATAAATGCATCTGATCCATCAGTAAACATTTGGAATTTGTAAGTGGTCAGATCTTGTGTGCCGTCGTAAGTAGTATTACCACCCATCAAGATTTTATTACCATCGAAGATTACAAGATCGTCTTCGAGGATAGCATCACCATGTACAGTGATACCATATGAATTAGTTGTGACGCGCGCTGCATTATCCCAATAGAGTACAACTTCTCCATTAAGATTGGCAGTCATCATGTTCTCGTTACCAGTTTCTGTTCTCAACTCGTAGCGATCAGTAATAAGATTTAGATTTGCAGTTGATCGAATATCCTGAATGTCTGTATTAGAGTACATTCTATTGTCGGCAGCAGAATAGAACATCTCATATTGGCCAGTACCACCAAATACTTCTGTACCTGATGCTCCGCCAAATGTAGCTCGCACGTCATCATTAAAGTTTAGTTGATTATTCGAACTTTGCCAATGAAGTTGAGCGTTTGTATTGCTTCCCGCGGGTCCGTCACCTACGTAGAGAACATCATAACGTAGCTCTGTTGTATTCTCAACAATCAAACCGTAAGTTGAATTTACGTATACTTCGTTAGATTCATTAGTATATGTAGTGTTAGAAACAATATATAGCGTATCAGCCGTGATAGTATTGCTTATATTATTCCAAATACCACCACGTAATCCACCAAAATTAACATTTGCAAATGTGCTGTCGTCTGTCCCGTCGTTTCCACCATCATTCAAAACTACCATTGTATTCGCCATAAACTGGCCGAAGAGAGTAGCGTTTCCGAATGTCTGNGAACCACCTAACTGACTGTTGGCNGTCATGATAGAAGTCTGNGCACCGGTGGTATCACCACGTACCATCAGAACTATTTCATTTGTTTTATTCAACCAGTCGCTAAACGTATTATTCGCTGGATCTAACTGATCAAATCCTGACAGTAATGCCATTATTCTATCCTACTAATTTCTGAAGAAGTTGTTTGATTTGAGAGATATCATCTTCCAATTTATTTACTTTAGTAGATAAATCTTTTTCACGATAAGCTCTAGCTCTTGCAGCTTTATATCTCTCAAAATCATCCATATTTGTATTTATAAATGTACCTTCATCTGTTTTTTCAAAATCATGTTCTTTTGTCATGCTGATACTGCTATTACCCTATAATCATCTACTTTCGGTACTAATTTTCTTGATTCTGCGAGAAGCACAATCTTAATAGCTATCTTATTATATGTATCAAAAACCGCGCCAGTACCGTTAAAGTAACTGCAAATATTAAAATTATTTGGATTTCTAAAAGCCGCTTCTTCTGCTCTCAGTGTATCAATCTTAAATCCTGTGCCGATATGGCTATTATTCGCAATCGTTTCACCACTATAAGTAATTTCTCCTGAAACACCATTGGCAGCGGCAACTGAAAGTAATGTGTAATTTGTATTTGGGAATAATTCACTATAAACTCTAATAACGTCACCTGCACTAAGCGCATCGATTTCATTATTAGAAAAACCAGTGCCTAAAATGATATTGTTATTACCATTTACTTCATATGATCCGGATAATGTAGTATTTGCTTCTGGATAATCAGCAAAAGTAAATTCCATTTCTCGATAATCAAATTGTTTTTCTTTATCACTAAACGAATTACGACCTGTAATAGGGACTAACTTTGTCCATTGTTTATCTTCAAAAGCATCTGAATCTTGACTACTTTGTACTTTTGCATATACATCGATACCAGTACCAAGCGGTCTATATGCATTAAGTAGTACTCTTAAATCTTCTGCTTTGCTAGATGATCCTAACTCTAGAGTTTTTGAAATATGTCGTGTGATTGCATTTCCCTCATTGAGATGCTCATTATCACCATTGTTGTTAATATACCAATTGTGAGTTACTACGTTCATTTCACCTACTCTTAATGATGGACTAGAGTAAGTTTTAGTATTTGCTGCTTTGTATTGATATGTCAAATTAATCTCAGCTGATTTATAATCATTATTGACCATATCTGTATCTGTCTGCACTATTTCTTGCGACGTAGATAGAATCAAGCCTTCATAATCTTTAACATGATTAGGTGCATTGAGATAAAAAACTCTATCAGTGGCAGCTAGTCTATAAGTACCACCATCGTCATATGAAAGATTGTATGTAGTTACCGGCTTATATTCAGCTGGAAGTTTTGCATTCCAATCTGATCTAAAAACAGACATAGGTTGAGGTTCGAAGGCGCTAATGTAGCCTTCTGTTCCAGTTTCTACTCCTGTAATTGTATCACCGACTTCAAATAACATATTACTGTTAGCTACGTAGCCATCTCTCGTTACACTTGACTTCGATAATCGCAATGACTTAAAATAATAATCATAGTCATCGACATATCCAATGACTGTCAGTTTATAAGATCCTGACATTGTTTGTTTTGCAAATTCATCGACGTAGATAATTGTATTATTATCAGTCGCAGTTTTATCAACTGTAAATACTTGCCTCTTAGTATTATCTGTCGAATCAATAACAACTATTTTATTTCCAGTTGCCAAATCTCCGAAATCAGTACTAACATCTCCAGTTATTTTCTTTGTACCCGCGGAGATGCTGACTACGCCTGGTCTCGTCGGCAAAGGTCCATCTTTGTATACAATTTCTCCTGGTGCCCATTTTGGCTGAGTATTTGAAAGCGCAAAGAATTCATAGTCATCATTGACTAATTTCACAGTGATATCACCAGTAGCGTATTCAGCCATATGTGTATCAAATTTGATGTCTAGATCTGGTCTTGCTTGCCAGCCATTTGATTTTGTTGAATTTTTTGCAAAGCCATTATAATAAAATAGTTGACCTTGATGCCCTTTTGATGATCCTGGAGATATTTTTTCTGTTTTTACTCCATCGATAACAGCATAATTTCCTTTTATATTTTCCCAAAGAGCATAACCATTATCTTCCATGCTTATTGCTACTGCGTAATAGCTATTTGTTTTTAGCGTAATAGGCCTAGCAAATGTAAATATTGAGCCATCCGTTGCATTTGAAGATACTTTAATACTATGCCAAGGTAGTCTTTTCGAAGCTCCGCTTATTCTGTGTGTAATAATTGGAACACCTTTTTTATCACATTCTAACATTGTAATATATACACCTGGCGCGTACTTACCAGAACTGTTACTTTTGATTGGAGGTTTGCTTCTAAAATACAAAGTAATATCGAGTATATCTACCGTATCTCCATTTCTCACCGCAGCTGAGCTCACATAAAAAGTTTGATATAAGTTTGCTTTGACTGGTGCTGGTCTTCGCGGATTGCCTATTGGTGTTAAAGTACAATCACATATAACACCTTTAGGAAGCGCGTCTTCAAGACTTTTTTGTGGTCGTCTTGCAGAACCTTTATCACCTAGCGGATCTAAAGCTCCTTCAGTATCTAATGTTTCAGACGCGACATCTACCTTCAATGATTTAATTTTTGCATTACTTGTAGGATTAGCTACATACGTATACGCAATAAATTTAATTTTATCTCTGCCTCTATCAGCAGTACGCGCTCTATTTTCGCCGTACTTCCACAAATTCGTAAAATCTGAACCGGAGCCTGAAGAACCAGTGTAAGTTGCTTCATCTGTGCCATAACTTCGCACAGATAATTCTAGTACTCCATCTGCGTTAGATTTAAAATAGATCCATCTACCTCTACCAACTTTGTGAGTGTTTTGCTTGATAGAATCGCCAATTGGCTCACAGAAATCGGTGATATCTTCAAATTCATTTCCAGGATAATTATCCAACAAAACTTTATAGCGCGTATTAGGCTGTAAATTAACTGCTTTTAGCTTTACAGGTTTAGGTTTTGATGGTCCTCTCACAGCAAGAGGCATCATGAAAATATTTTCATCTGCCCTTCTCAACGCGTTGATACTATTTGCTAATATTTTTCTCGCCATTTTTTCTATTCCTAACGTCTTGTTCTGCGCGGATATCTTCTGCGTGTATGTATTGGTCTAGCAGGCGGGTTGTATGGAGGCTGAGTTCCATAACCGCTAGTTGGTGGAGTTATAGTATTATCATCAGTATTGTCGTTACCGCCAGGAGTCGGCCTTACAATCGGATTATTATCTCCGAATCCAGCAGTAAAATTATTAAATATTGCTGTGTGTACTGGATTCAAACGGGTACCACCACCATAACCTCCAGTAGTAATCGGAGGAGTAGTATTATTTGTATTTACTGAGTCATCATCATTTCCAGGATCAACTGTCGAATCAGTACCTCCTGTAACGGGGGTGGTCGGAGGAGTAGTATCTTCGATTGGACAATGATCATCGACACCTGGTACACATCCATCATCAGGTGTGTTTGTATCTACGGGCACAGTGCCGTATCCATCTCCTTCACCCTGCTCATCGCAAGGAATATCAGGGTCAGTATAACCACATTCTTCCGAGTTTCGTACAACGTTGGTTATTTTCAATCCACAATCAGCTAACGAAGTATAACTATCATTATTTTTAAATTTACCAGTATATTCATAGAGATATTGATTAAAACCTGAACATCGAGGCTCGCCCGCTGCTGTTCCAGCTGGAGGGCATTTAAATTGGGGCGGATCCAGATCAGGTGGGTCTGGGATACCAATCGATACAGTGGTGTATCCACACGAGGTTGAATGAGGTTCTCTTTTTCCTATTTCAAACCCGCCAAACCCATCACATACGTATGTAAGTTTTGTAGTACCACGACAACGACTGTATTTAAATGTACCTTTTGCACAAACTGCGGGAGGTTCTTGAACATATGTACCCGCGCCTTGATCATAAATTGTATCTTCTACTTCAATTGACGGATAACAAATTTCGAAATTAAATATTTCTTTCTTTTTATGTACTCTGACAGTAATGTACTTACCTAAATTAAAATTATATGCAAATCGTATTTTTCCAGCGCCCTTGAAGCCTCTATAAACAGTTGTAGGAGTGCCTGTTACATTTCCTAATACTACATTAAAAGATTGTGTAGTTCCTGCAGTAAACCAAGGATTGACACTCGCTGGATAAACTGATGTATGTCTTGATTTGACAGGATATCTTTTATTATATAATTCAATCGCTTCGGCTGACGTTAATTGATTTGTTCCTCCTAAAGTATTAGTAGGAGCCCAAACAGAATTGCCAGTTTCGGGTCGATTTGATGTAGGATCAGTTTTTGATTGAATTATTTCGTAAGCAATACCGCCATCAGGATTGACGAATTTTAATTCTACGAATCTTACTACACCATCTGATCTATCAGCAGCTTCAAATGTAAATTCTTCCCAAACTCTTTCAAGTGTACTATAAGTTGAAACTTTATCACCAACGTTTTTCCTATTTCTATTAGTTTCAAATCTACATATTTCTTTGATTTGAGGTGGGTCCGGAATTATAATTACTGGACCATGAGTTGCAATGGTCTGAGAAACTAATTGCCTTCTAGTATTTGGGAATACTGCAGTATCACCATTTAAAAATTTTGTTGATGAATCAGACAATCTAAAATCGAGGTTAACAGTGCCCATAGCCGGCTGCAATACGTATTCATAAATGCTAGCTGTATGATATGGATTAGTCGTCGCAGTGTGCTTATAATTTTCGAAATTATCTACAAAAAATCCAAATTTAAATCGGTCAATAGTAGAGTCAACAGAACTTTGAATAGATCTCTTTGTTGTGTCGTTTTCTAATTCTGATAAATTTTGATTATACTCAAGTGCCTTAATTCTATTTTCTAGTCGAGCAATCTCATTCATCGTGTATACACGAGGTGTATTATCTAATTTACTTAACTTATTCGAATAACGCCTTAATCTTCTATTACTAGTAACGTTATTGATTACTTTAGTATCTACTATTTCTCTAATACTGCCTGAAAGTACACTTGGAATAGATGGATATGCCGCGACAGCTAGATTGTATAGAGCTATCTTATTTGGATTATTTTTATTGTTTAGATCTACACCATCAGTATTAATTTCAAAAGATCCGTCACTCTTAATTGAAATCTCATCATTTCTCTGCTTATAGAATTCTAAATCAAATTTAATATCTGATTGTGGTTTAGGTATTTTAAATGGGCCGTTACCAAAAGTAATAGTTTCAGTTGGATTAATAGTTGCAGAATTTGGATCATTTGTTAAAGTAGCTGTAGCTGTTGCAAATGGTCTAAAGTCTAAACACTCTCGCATATCATAGTATGCTCCAGATTCTCCGATCATTTCTGGTATTTCTAATGTATGAATACCAGTTGTCATCGCAGCAAGTGTTGTTTCATCATCAATATTGTATGAATCTATAATTTTTAATCCATGAGATCCTTCTGACAAACAATCAAATTCTACACATATAGTACCACTAGTGAGGGAAGTACTACCATTTGATAATTCAGTACGATATAGATAACCTAACCCGTAATAGTTTTCATTCTGATTATGATCAATATAAAATTCATCTGTAATATCTGTGCCTGACTTGTCAGCTGAATCATACACTGCTCTTAATCTAAAAATACCAGGCACACCCAGACATTTGGGATATGTGCCGCCGCTCGATAATTTTACAACTTGATTCCTATTTACAGTTAACGTCGATCTTACATTGGTTGCTTTTTGATCAAATGTAACTGTAAATGGATTTGTATTGACAACTGGATCCCCCAAATAAATGTCCATGCTAAGCGAGTCAGACGATACATTTGCATACATCGTTGATCGTTGACTTAAATCAATTGGAATATCTTTGGGGAAAAATCTTGTAAAAGTTTGACTAGTAGCCGTATCACCAAATCCGCTATTAGTTCTCATATTAAACACATTAGAGCTAATAATACTTGTGATTTGGCAAACATTTCCTTGTGCATCCTTCAACCAATCACCTACACGAAAATGATTTGTTACGTCAGCTGAAGGAGTAGATTGGTTAATAGTAATTTTTGTGCCATTCTTGCTTAATCCGACGCCTGTGTAAGTAGCTGTTGATAACGATACATCACCCGCAGGTACAATGATCAGATCATTTTCTTCTGAGCTACTAAGATTTGAAATGTATGGGAATGTGTACTCTGTTCCGCCGTCAGACGAAACTGAAATTTTACCATTAAGATCAGCATATGTTGCTGACGATGATGATCTATAGATGTAAGAATAATTGGTGAAAGCTTTTGCTGGTCTACCTGTGTTAAATACTAAAGTGTCACTTTTTGCTTCATGAAGAACTGCAATTCTCTTATTAGCATAGTCTACCGTACTTCCATCCGTAGATGCTCTTTTTAAGTCTGATAGCACATTGATAGCAACATCTCGTAAAATATCTGCTACGCCTTCTTCTGAACCATTATCAGAAGGGGAGAAAATAGATCTAACAAGTGAGAAGCTTCTTCCAGGATTCATTTGTATGTCGTATAGATAAATTCTATAAACGGCATTAGATGTACCCTGTATACCTCTTTCATGTATAATGTTTCGGATTCTAGCTGTCCCGATTTGATCATTTCCCGACATCGTAGCAGTAGATACTGTATTTCCAGTACCGCTTCCACCATCGTAATCATAATTATTAATAAAATTACGCGTGAGTCGATGTAGTTGAACTTGCTGATTATTTTTAAAAGAATGAACGCCAGCTAATTGATGTACACGTATGTAACTGCCGTAAGCAGCATCTTTGCCGATAAGTTTTTGATTAAATGTATCTGTTCCTTTTTGAACTTCTTTGGCAAAATTCTGTTCTGTTTGAATTCTAAAACCATTAATATATGCATGACCTGGATCGATGACTACTCTAAAGTGTGTATCAGTATTGGCCATAGCTAAAGCTGATGATGTCGTCGCTTCGAATGGATCTAAGACATAGTTTCCAGATTCCTCATAAGTTCTTTGAGCAATCATATCGCCTAATTTATCGTATTGTGTTTCTTTTTGTTGGTCGTATGGTCGACCTTCAGAAAACTTAACGATAGGGAAAAAGTCAGCGGTTTCTATTGCTTGTGTTTCAGTTTTTGTAACAAGGACAGGAGATAACTTTAATCTATCGGCTCCAGGTGCAGATTGATTGAGAAAACCTGCGGCGTTGTCATATAATGTACCGTCCGTAAAAACATTTACGATAGATTCAGTACTATTAAATCCAACAGATATAGCATCTGGTGTATTCGAATACTTGTCTACCATAGTAAACTGCGCTAAAACATTTAAGAACAAACCTTTTTGATATATTTTACCGGATTGTATTGACATTCCATAACCAACACCAATTGGATTTTGGAAATTAATGCTATTAGCTATACGTACTCTTTGATAGTACATTTGAGGATTAATAAGAAGATTTTGTACGTTAGTTTGGTTAGCAGCTAATGAGTAAATGCTAACATGCGGCGGAGTTGTATATTCACTTCCACCTGTAGAAATTTCAATTTTGTTGATTTGACCAGCAGCGGTAGTTAATACTGAAGCTGTTGCTCCGGAACCAATAGATCTAATTACTCTAAATTCATTACCGCTAGTAGCTGATGTAAGTACTGTACCGTCTGGAATATTCCATGAATTGACATCAATATTAGTACCAAACTGTTTTGCTGGATTGGGTTTAATTCTAAGAATAGCAGTTTCAGCTTCTGTAGCCGCATAAAACGCAGGTTCGCCGGAAACTGTGCCGTCGTCTGTAGTCAAAAATACATCAATAGAACTATCAGAATTTTGAAGTCTTTCGCCAGAAACAAAACTATTAGCCCAATCGTTTGAAGCACCAGCTACTACCTCAATTTCAATGGCACTTAGAATAGCAATAGCATCTGTATTAGAAAAGGCTTGAACGTTGCCGCCGCCAACTACGTTGAACCCCCAAAGTCTATCGTCAGTGGCATAAACCTCTAATGTTTCACCTTGTACAAAAGTTTGATTTTCAGATGTCGCATCTCTTTCGTCTGTATAGTTTATATACAAAGTCTTTAGATTAATTCCATCACCTTCGTTGCCATCTTCAATATGAGTTACTTGTGCTCTCTTTTTGTTAGTAAGACCTTTAAGAAAAAGACCGTTTAATTTTAATACGTCTACAGCCTCGCCATTAACTGTCGTATCTAAAATTTTTGCATAGTCCATTTGTGATTTAAAACTAAAATCACATCCATCTACAATTGTGCCAGCTTTAAGAATATGGTCACCAAACTGTTCTGTCTGATTTGCTAAAATTGCTTGTAACTGATTTACTTCTCTTACCTGTACTGCTGTAGCAGGCTTAAACAAAATTCGATAGTAGTCTTTAGAACTATCGAAATCGTCAAAATAGGGAGAAGCTTCTAAGTTTGTATCGAAAGGCATTCTTAAAACTCCAAGATTACACGTATTTCTTCTGATTGATTTTCATCTCTATCTACTGGAATATCATTTTGTAGATAGATAATTGATCCAGTATTAAGATCTAGATCACCGGGTTTTATATCTATAGCATCTGTTGACGGATTCATTATAGCTTCGCTTGTCGAACCAACTATATTTTTATTTGTGAGGATTTTTCCTACCACATTTGTTACATTCAAAGTAAATTTATTGCCGCCGGTAGCTACAACTGAATGAATTCTAGCGGTAGAAGATCCTTGAGTTATAATTTCATCAGATTGGAATGAGCCTACGTTCACTACTCCATTGATCTTCAACATCTGATTAAAATCAGCGAATCTAAAATCGGCTTCATCATCATTTATCCTACTATTTATATCAATTCCTGTAATAGTTGCTATGTTTTTAGTTGTAACACCGTATATTTGTTTTCCTTTGCGCCATTCTGGCTTAGCATTATTCAACAACATACCATTCGTTGCGCCGGCAGCCATAGGAAAAGTCGTGCTCTTTACTGTTGCTTCTGAAGAAACAGACACTAAATGAGCATTACAAGTTATACTTGCGCCTGTAGCGATAGCAGGAACAGTAGTAAAATTAATAGAAGTTGTATTTGACGCTAGTCCAACAGTTAAAATTTCAGAATCAGTGCCATTGTGCACTCGTATTCTATCACCACTTTGCAAAAATGTATCAAAACCCATTGTTGCGTTTGCCTGCAATTCTATAAAATCACCTAGTACAGAGTTTGCAGTAAAAAGGCCTTGTATTTGTATTTCGTCAAATTGCAACACTTTTTCGTTTACACTAAAACTATTATTAGTTGCAGTATGATATATTGCCACATTCGCGAATTGAGGATCTCTTACAATTCCAAATTGAGCAAATGTATTCGTAGGAGAAACGAGTCCGGATTCATCACGATTATATTTCATGTACATAGATAAACGTTTTGAACCCAATTCAAGAGCAGTGTTTGCTCCGTGGCCTTCGAGCGGAGATAAGATAGGTCTAATAACTGCAGGTGTAGTTGTAAATGGTCGTAAACCAGTGCTAACATCTGGATCACCAGTTAAAACTGTAGCAGATGCATATGAATAGTTTTTACCAATTTCTAATATTTCTATTTTCTTAATAGTATTTGCTGAAGTGCTATCTACTATAGCCCGTGCGGTTGCATTTACAGTTTCGGTGCCGCTACCAATAATTTGAACTGCGGGTGATATTTCATATGTAGTTGTTTGATTTGGTATCGTAGTAAAATTTTCCTCGAGCTCAACAAAAACGCCGTTTAATGCTTGTATTTCTACAGAATATATAATTTTTCGAAATTGTCCGCGACCTACACCGCTCGTCAAGTAAATTAAACTATTCTGATAGAAATTTTTGATTTGCTTAGCTGCGCCATCTATCTTATAAACTTTTGATGCTGAAGTAAATCCATAATCAGAAAAATTTGAACCGATACGATTAAAATCTGCTAACGCAAATTGACCTGATATAAAATTATTATATCCTTTTCCTGGATCAACGACTTTAATAACGTCAATTGAACCTTCAGAAGCGTTTTCGGAAACAACAGTATTTGCTGTTATAGGTATATATTTTTGTGTTGCAAATTTTGTAAATGTATTAGAGTCAATACTGTACATATATTTCCACTGATAACCATCAGTAGTTTCATAATAGTCGTCACCCGCAGTAAAAAGATCAGCATCAAATTTAGCATCTTCAAATTGAGGCATCACTGTGCTAGGTTTGCCGCCATTATTGTTTAAACATTTGTAGACATGTTTGTATGAATCTTCATCTACAACTACGTAGAAATTTTTAGATTGTAAATCTGCATCTTCGTCATCATACATAGCATAAACAGTATTTGCTGTCCAATTATGTCTATTCACAACAAATTTCATATCACTACTCGTCAATCTTTTGCCAAAAATCATATTTCTATATGAATTTGGATTTAAGGTTTTGACAGTTTCGAGCGGGAAGTTAACTTCTTCTATTGTAGAAGCTTCGGTAATATGATCGCCCATGAACGCGTAATAAGAAGTGTTCGAGGCCTCAGTAATAGACTCGATTACTTGATCGATCAAGTGCGTCTTGATTGTTGTTGGAACAAGTTTTTTAGCCATTAGAAATACCGTTGAATATTAATATTTATGCATTATTCGCTGATGCATTATAAAATGTGTTTTGATTTACATATAATGTAAAATTCTTTATATCCCAAGTTGATGCATCAGATTCTGCGACTATCTCTAAACTTTCCTCTGAAGTACCTACATATCCACCAAATGGTTTTGTACCAGCTAAGTGCAAAACATCGATTAAAGTGTTTTTATACTTACTGAATGGTAGAGCAGTGAGGACTTTATAAGAATATTCTTGATAGTAATCATTGTCCGGAAGATATTTATCCGAACTGAGAAAAGATCTTCTCGTTGGATGACTACCAGGAGCTACACCATGAGTTTCATTAAAGCCATAAGCTGTAATATTACGATTATTACTAACCAGTGATTGCAATGTCAGTGGTTCTCCTTCTATATAAGTCGAGCTGGTAGTTGAAAACCGTTTTCCGAAATAACCAAATCCTGAATCATATACTTTAATTTGAGTTGCAAAACCAGAACCAGAAAGAGCTGGAGAGTTAATAGAAGCATTCACACCAGTTCTAGGTTGTGTTCTCATTTCATTAACTTCTTCGATAATAGCGCTGATATTAGAAATTGATCCCGTGATCAAATCGCCGTGTCTAAAATCATCTTCAGTATGAAAATTATTTTCTTCAGGACTTGTATTGGCACTATCATATTCGTTAGAGAGATTCAAACGTGTACATATTAATTCTCTTTTTAATAAATTAACATCTGCAATTCTAGCTTCAGCTAATTTACCAGTAGTAGTAATTTTCTCTCCAATCGAGAAATTTTTCTGTAGATCATTGTCTACACCTTCAGATTTAAAACGAATATAATAATCATATCTCTCTAGATGTGCAGCTCGCGGTTCATATACTACAAAGATAGGATCTGCGCCATAACCTTCGCCTGGATCTGTAGTAACAATTGTTTCTAAACTACCTGCTGGTATAGCGATCTGTGTATAATTTAAAGCTTCTTCTAAAACAGTGTTAGAATATTGAATTACATTTCCATTAGCAATATAAGAAAAATCTGATGTACCACTATTTGTTACATCGATTAAAGCCGTCTCATCAATTACTAATTGTAAATTCGCGGTATTGATTTTCATTAATTCCTGATCAGAGTTCAAAGACTCGTAATAAAAGAAATCGACCGTATCTTCGCGTGCAAGTGACGGACTAGAAAAAGAAGCTTTTGTAGTATATGTAAAACTATTTACGTTTGCACTACCTGGAAAATATGATCCTAATTGAGTATTTGCTGAATAAGTATTAGCTAATTTTTTGAATGGTGCACCCGTAGATAAAGATACTATGTGATCGATTACACCAATACTAACATTCGATATAGCAACAGTAGGAAGAATAACGCCATCGCTGAGTCTTTTCATCGGTTTATCTGTTCGAGGAAACCCCGATTGTCTGACGACATTCATAAAATAACGACCAGACTCAGTATTCGAAAAAGTATTAGCGACAGTCACTGTTGTGTATATGAGACTTGTATTAGGCAATTGTTGTACTAAAACATCTCCACCATTGATCAATGAGATAGGATCAGGTGTATATTCTATAGTAAATGTATTAGATATACCAATCACATTTGCTGTAATTGAGCTATCAATAATTCCAGATACAGTATTAGTTGTGGGCTCAACAGCGATCAATTGATTGTTACCGCTTATATTATTTGCCCAAAAAGTGGTTATAGTGTTGCTCCAACCTAATTCACTAAATAATTGGCGGCCTGAATCATCTTGAATTATATTTGTGTTTGCATCTCTATAAGTATCAGCATTAAAATTAATTGTAATTTGATCGAAGATTTCATTTTTGTCTACAATTAATCCTTGAAAAACCACAGTACCATCTACATCGTCATTTGCTGTAGCATATATTTGTTGACCTACTTGAAGATCAGCAATAGATGTGGCGTTATTTGCATCACCATCGACAAGAATTACAGCGAGATCTTGTTTTATAATATCAAACTGTTTGAATGGATCTAAATGATAATAATAGTCTGTGTTTGTAAAAAATATTTGATCTGTTTCTATAACTCTATCAGAACCTAAAACCTGAGCAGATGGTCCATAACCCCAACCGCGTTTTGCACCATCAAAAGAAAATTCTACAATACCTACAGCATTACGTGTTTCTGTAATAAAACCTTTAGCATTTTTACCCACACCATCAGTTACTTTAACTAATTCTCCTATAGAGAAATCTTTTGTCGAAGTCAAAACTTCATAGCGCGATAATGATCCAACAATCAAATTACTCAAATCTGAATTGCCATCAAGGGATTTTTGTTCGATTTGTTCACCAGTTTGAAATGCACCATCTAATCCCGCAAGGTACAATATATCGATATTTAAACTTCCCTTTCTCGTTCGAACTAGTTTTTCTGCAAAAGCTGTTGCTCCACTTGTTTTACCTATTACAGTCTGTCCAACAAATTGTACGTTTTTTTCGTTTGGCACTATCTCAACATATTTGCGAGCTTCGAAGCTATTGTCTGATAACTTAAATAAATCTTCGCCTGGATAATAAATGTCTGCTTCAATACCATAAATTAATTTAAAGAATAAATCAATGGCTCGTTCTGTGCCTTTTGCTCTATAAAATTCGAGCGCGTTTTTAATAAACAAACGCTTATTAGTCGCAGTATTAAACTGTACATTGGGCAGATATTTGTTCTTGAAATCAATAATAAAACTATCGAGCGTATTATCAATATCTCTATAATCTGCAAGTCTGCGAGAATGATGCAATACATTGGCGGGATTTTGTAATAGAGTTTCTTTTACTCCATCATTATCATTGTCGACATAGAATTGATTGGTTTCTAACCATTCGTAATAAGCTTTGACGAAGAGAATGAACATCTCTCCTTCTTCTTTATAAAAGTCTGGAAACTGGTTTTTGACCAGATGACTAATATTTTTTTCAATATCTAAAGCCATTACTGATTGACCTGCGTAATCGTTATTTTAATATCGTCATCTAAAACTCGAAGTATTGTATTTTTATTAGCTACTATATCCGCTTCGTTAGGAGCCGCAATTAGTTTTAAATTGGCTTTTGTACTAACTTCAAAATTATCAATTCTAACTATTCCATCTTGATATGATACTTCGCCAACTTCAATTATCTCTCCATTAGATTTAATAATATCTAAGCGGTTATTGCCATTATCTTTCATGTAAGAATCTACACCTTGGTAAGTAAAATTATCAGTTCTTACAGCAGATATGGGTGAATCAAATCTAATATTATAGTTTGTACGTACAAGAGGAGTAATTGGTACATATTTTGCTATTTCTATTTTTGTATCGTTACTTAAAATTGCTACTTGAGCATTATCGATGGCTGCAACGAGGTTACTATATCTCATCGTAGTATTAAATGACTCTAAATTGTTAAAATTAAAATTACGAATTGCAGCAAGAACTAAATTTTGTATATCTCCAATGCCTAACGATGTCTGTTTAATACTGTATTTTACATTCGTATCGATTAACACATAAGAATAATTTGGAGTAACAAAAATAGGTTGTAAAGATAGCGGACTTCTATCTTTCAAAAACCGCGCGAAATTGTTTTTATAACTAGTAGGCAAAACATCTGTATTTTTTAAATCTACCGCGACGATAACTTTTCCAAATTGAGGTGGATCAAATTCTTCGCCGCCAAATGCTGCAACATCATTGATCTCTGAAAATTTTGCTTTGAGTAGTGTCGCATAATCTTGAGCAGTAATTACTCTTTCTTGTGTAGAAAAAGCTCGTGGCGCATTAAATTTGATTTCTTCAAGGGTTTCTGGTAATGAACCGCCTTCAGCATATCTTTCAAGATTATCTTCGACTGTCACTGACACATCAATGACAGAAGCCGAACCAATATTACTATCAGCAGTAAATGTTCTAATACCATTTGGCAGCTCGCCGTTACATGTTCGATATTCTATCAACACAATAGAACTATTTTTTGGTTGTCTGCCTATAACACCGTCTCCAAAAAGTATTTCATACGTATCATTTTCGGCAGCCTGTAAAAAATATATTTTATCTTCAGCACCAATGCCAAATAGACTATCTCTTTTCTCGTATGAAATAACATTCTCACCATTATCTTCAATTATGTTTACTCTTATACTATTAGTATCTACGGTCTTATTTGTGATGAGAAATCTAGGCTGATTATCTGCATTTGTCACATACGTATCTTGAACGAAGTCTCCTTCTTTGATAGTAACGCCTGTAGCAATAAATTGATTCTCAACATTAGGATTGACTATAGCTTGTACATTCTCTATAGTTGAGAAAGTAAAATTTTTCTGGCCGAGTGTCCCAGTAAATGTTGTTCCTCGTGGAATAACTACGGTTCCAGAACCTGCATTGTCAACTAACGTAACGTTTATTTTTGCAGTAGCAGATCTAAAGGATCTAGGAACATAATTTAATTCTTTTGCATGAGAAACAATAGAATCTCTAAGCAAAGCAGAATCAAGAAACATCTCATTAGAAAGCATATTAAGATAAAATGAATTTAAATTTGTATTATATGCAAGAACATCTAAAAGAACGTTAATGTTTGATCCTTCAAAATCATAATCTTGAAAAATATCTTGGGATTTAAGATATTCTTTTAGATTTTGTTTTATCGCTGTAAAATCGAGTGTTGTGAGGTCGTTACTAGTAGTTGCCATTTTATCTTACTCTATAAAGTGTGAGGTCGACTTCTTGTTGTTGCGAAGAGTTGATAATACCGAACACTATTTTTATGTCTATAAAATTTGTATCAGCTGAAGCAGTTGCAATGACTTCGAAAATGCGGGCTCTTGGCTCGTACAACTCTATTAATTGTTTTATTTCGTTTTGTATTTCTCTTTCTGTATCACGTGTCATCGGCTCAAACAAATATCTTCTGATATTTCCACCAAAATCAGGATTGCGTAGCCTCTCATATTTATTAGTCAGCACAATATTACGTATGGCCAATTTAATAGAATCTACATTTGTTTTACGTGCAATCTGTCTTGTATTAGGGTGCGGAAGAAATATATGATTAAAATCACTAAAAATATCTCGGCTACCAGATACTACTTGATATTCTTGATTTTTCTTTGCCGTTTTAATGCCCATGTTTTTCTCTTTTAAATACTATTTATGCTGGTATTTGAATGGCTGTTAAACCATTGATAGAATTTTGTATACTTGTTGTCGTATCACCAATGTCAGTTAGAGCAGTATCAAGTTCTCCGATTTGTGTTTGTACATCAGTTGAAAGCGCTAACAATTCATTATAGTTTAATTGATCTAGTGCATCGTCTCTGATATCTTCATAAATTGAAGTTGCTTGATTAAATAAACTCGTAGCATTTTGCATTAAACTATCAGTGATGCCATCAAGTGCAGATCTGATTTCACTTTCAATACAATCAGCNAATCGTGTTGCAGCATTTGCTACTGCAGAAGCGAGATCTGCTAATGCTCCAGCAAGTTGGGCTAACTCTGTTGCTAATTTAATAGCTGCACTCAATTGTGGATCTACCATACCGNNCACAACTTTTTTAGCCCATCCAATAATTTTAAGAGGGTCGCTGGGTATAGAAAGTATTGGTGCATACTTTGACATAATAGCAGCAATTTCTGCAGTTTTTCCATCGAGTACATTAGTGACTGCTGAAACATGTTCATCTAATAATAATTCTAATCTTTCACAACTAAATTCTCCAGGCACAGACTCAGATGTACCATCGGGTTTTTCAACTGTTGTTACGGCTGTAGCCCGCTCGAGCTCAGCTTTCATTTCATTAATAGAATCGACTGTTGTTTGAAAAGACATTAGACTATACTCGTTACTATTCCGTTAACAACTGTGACCGTTCTACCAGTCGGCGTTGTAAATGAATCAGATGCTCCTTGTGAAGTACCTAAAGCTCCGTTTACATATAAGCTATTTTTATGATTTTTTGAACCTATTGTTACGTCACTATTAAATTTAGTACCAGTCAACGTTGCAACATTTAATGACATAGCCAAAATATCAAAGCTATAATTTACCGTCGTTCTGCTATTGCCTAGAACTTTATGTGTATGATTTCCTTTAATTCGAGTCACAGAATTTTTCTCAACGTTTGTGGCCATATCTTTACCCACATCTATAAACAAGCTACTCGAATCTGATGATTGTTTTTGTCTTTCGTTTGTATGATCGACTCCAACACCGAGATAGTAGTTGTTTTTAGTCGCGACCGAACAATTATTTGCTACATCTAAAAACCAATTTTTATTATCAGTAGCTGTTATAGCTCTATAGTTATCTGCTGTATAACCTACTGTGATAGCTAAGTTATTAGCTACATCAGTATAAAAGTTAGTCTGATCAGCAGCAGTCACAGCTCTGTAATTATCGGGGTTATATCCTACTGTGATAGCTAAGTTATTTACAACATCAGTATAAAAGTTAGTTTGATCTGTGTCTTGTTTCTTTCTTTCTTTTTCATGACCAACGCCAACTGCAAGATAGTAATTATTATTAGCAGTTACTGAACAATTATTCGCGACATCTAAAAACCAGTTTTTTTCTTCTGTTGTTTTTAACTCTCTAGAATTATTCCAGACATAGCCTACTGATGTGGCCATATTATTCGCTACATCAATATAAAAATTAAACTTATTGTTATCTGGTAATTTATTTATTCCGTCTCTTGCTTCTGCGTCTTTGTCATAAATATCAAGTAATTGATAACGAGCTGACAAACCGTTTAAATCATTGTTTGCTGTCCGCGGATAATAACCGATAGCAATATAAGCATTATTAGCAGTTGTTTCTACTTTGTTACCGCCTATACCTTTGGTAGAGTTTTTAGCTATTTCTAATTTTAATGAACTACCAACATAAGTTTCTTTATTTCCTATAACAAAATTATATTCGCTTTCGGTTGTTTTTCTTACTCGTCTGCCAGACCAACTTGATTTTGGTGCGGCAGGATCATGATTGTTTGCTGGTTCATGCCATCCCTCAGGACCCATTGAATCGGGCCATGTTCTTTCTAGACTATCTCTGTTAGTTTCTGCAGGACCGTTTGATATCTCTTCGTATGAACCTGAACGATGCCACCAGTGTATTCTCTCGTGTCCTGGTGTATCGTCTAACTCGATTGCATGACCTGACTTTGTCGTGTGAACGGTGTTGTGAGGCCAAAGTGTATTATAGTCCGATGGCGGTTGTTTTACGAGGTGTTGAGAGCCAATCAAATATGGATGTTTGGGTAATGTCTGACCACCTTCTCCAGGCGCTGTGACATTTTTCATTTCAACCGCTTGTGAGATACCTCCGTCAAGAGCTGTATCTCTTTTCTTATCTTCGTGCCATCCTTTAGCTAATCCTGAAACATCTTGATATTCAAATGTTTCTCCGTCTGGTCCTCTTATTTGTAAGAATTTATGATCCGGCTCGGTCGGCGGTTCTGGATATATAGAATCTTTGTGATAAGTACCAAAAATAACAGGTATATTTCCTTCATGACCGTCGAGATAAAAACCAAAAACATACGTGCCAACTGCTATACCAGTAGGAGATGTGCCAACGGCATCGATCCAAAATGGTGTTTGAAATTCTTCTAACTCTACTATTTTTTTATAACTTAATGAAGCAGATTGTATAGATGATATCGGCCACGCCCACAATAAGTCACTATCTTTTATACCTAAAGTTTTTACAGTTTTTCCCAACTCACCAGTTTGATCATGTAAAATTCTAATTTTTACACGACCTAGATATCTCATATTTTGCGGATCGTCTTTTGGATCTATCTCGACAACTCGAGCCATAAACCACTTAAAAGAATCTCCTATATTATAATAAGCCATATTATTATCCGAGCGATTTACCGTGCTGATTAGGTTTAGCTACGTCCATCACCATAAAATGTTCAAATTTATTGTTCATCCGCTGATCACAACGATGTTTTAGATTAGTGATAATATAATTTCCGGAAAATATTTCACCTTTTTTACCTAAACCATCCGTCAAACCAGCAATTTCCGGAAATTTTAATTCGATGATGTCGCCTACTCGAATACTAGTATCACCGTATACTCTAATTCTTACACCGTATTGAAATATTCTTTCACGAAATGGTCTTTGTAAGTGTATATTATTATTATGCTCCATTTCTGGTCGAGTGGCATCTTTTATAGACATGCGAGTTATTCCAGGTAATTTGCTCGCAAAGGTATTATAGTCAGCACTATTAAAATCAAATGTTTCCTTCATCAGCTGTTTTTTCATATTGACCGTGATCCGTAATATTTACATATTCATGTTTCTTGTAATATGTGCCTCGATGAAGATCAAATTCTCTGACTTGGTTTCGTATTGCGCCGCTGGTAACTTTCTTTATTGCAGAACCTTGAGATACAGTTTCGTACGCTAATATATTTCTTACATTGATACTCTTACCGGTTTCTTCAGCTCTGTTAGCAGTATCATACGTAAAAGCTTTAAATTCCGCGCCACTTTTTCTTTCTTTTATGAGTTGTTCTATTGTTTGAAAATGATAACCTTTATTATCTTCGTAAAATACAAACAAAGATGATTTAAAATCTTTAGATACTGCCCTTTCTTTAATCAGATTAATTACTTGAAACGGTCTCATATTGTTTACAACATAATCAAATTTTCCTTTAGTTGATTCATTCGTAATCAACCTAGTTGAGGCTTTCATATCTATTTCAAGCAACTCAGATATCGCTGTATCATAGTTTTTGTCTTTATAGCGTTTAGAAAAAACTGTAGTGGAATTTAAAAGAAAATCTTTTGTGCAACATCGCAACATATATGATCTCATATTTGCTTGATCATTTGTTTTCATACCTTGTACACTTTCAACAAAAAACGTGTATGAAATCGTATCGCGGGATGGTGTTCTAAAACTAACTTCTATAAATTCTTCGCCACCGAGGGGAAATTTATTGACTAGATCAATACCTTCAGCTATATAAAAATCTGCTGTGAGTGTATAGTTATCAAGTGATTCGTATATGTCAAAACTTTTTACTTGAGGATAGATATTAAGATAAGCGGCTCTATTAAAAGAATAGAGCATAATCTTATTTCCTACGATTTCAACATCACCAGCATCGATTGGTCCGGACATTTTGTACCTACTTCATCAATTTATCTAATTGCTCGTTTAGACTGTCAGCATAATTTCTATCTACTAAAGATATTTGTTGTTTTTGATCGTTGAGTTTTTGCTCAAAATCATAGAACGAATACTTAGTAAAATAAACTTGTTCGACAGCAGGAATAACATCTTGTATTTTTTTATAAGTTGAATAATTAAACGTCGCAGTAGCTTTGCTATCATCACCAACTACATCAAAATTGCTAGTCATTGTACTCCAATCTCCAACAATATGTTTGAGTACAGTATACGAGCTATTAGCAAAAGAGACAGTTGCCGAACCAGATTTACTGCCTGATGTGAACTCGACAATTTCATCAACAGTAAAATTAGTTGTAGCCTGTGTTGCGTTACTAAAAGAAATTATCATATTAGTCGTGGCGTATATATCCTCACGACTTCGTTGATAACCTATAAGTGACACATTATTATAAACTGGATCCCAATACTTTTTCTTTGCAGCTGGAAGAGCGAGATATCCAAATTGACCTTCTACTGGAATAATGGTCATATCTCCATCATAATTTGTTCTGTATAGGTATGTTCTTTTTTGGGCTCTTTCTATGCTGCCATATTTTGTTTTAATTTTACTTTCAAGGTCATTATAATTAAGAGGTACATCGTTATACGGATCGACGATATCATTGGCATGATATATTAACCAATCTAAGTCTACATCATCATAATAATCATGCGCAATAGTTTCTATTTTTTCTCCGCTTTCTATATCGAATGAATAAAACGCAGTGTAAAAGTTTTTTACATTAGTATTAAAATCAACTCTCTTTAAAATATTTAGAGAGGGTACACCACGATATGTAGTAATAGGAAATTTTCGGAAATAACTGTTTCTAGCTGTCATTATGCGTCCGCCGCTGTGTACATTTCTACTTCTTGGAAAGTCATCTGACAATTGATGGCGACAGGATTTCCATCATAGAAAAATGCTGATGTTCCTTCGCCTGTATAATTGATGAGGAATTGTTTTACAGCTGAGTTTTTAAATTTACCGTAAATGTCAAGAGCATTTGCATCACTGCTCTGTACTGCTGGTTTTAGAAGATATGGATATTTTAAAAATCCGTCTTTTGATTCTGGCAAAATTAATTTTCTAATCATTTTTAATATTTGTGTCAGTTTTGCCGATTCGGCTTCAGACCTAGGTACAAACTTCCATGTCCATGTAAATTCTCTTAGATCAAGACCTTTAAAGAAAACCGTAGGATGTGGATTTGGAATTGATCCTTTAATTTGTCCAGCGAGACCGCCGACCGTATCGCTTGCAGAGTTCAAAGCCGCAAACGCTGCCCTATTAGCAACTTGCGTCATAGCGTTCGATACATCTTCACTGCTAGCTGCAGATAATTGATCTGCTATAGCTTGAAAACTTCCACTTTGCATATTGTTAATGGCATCACTACCAGATTTACTCGAAATGATTTCACCTAAAATACCAGTATCTCGCTCTTCATATTTGATATTATATCCTAGAGAAAGATTTTCAGGTACAGGCAGCCAAAACTTTTTATTTCCGGTAATTTTGCCTTCAGTAAAGGCATCGGTTCGTGAGTATTGTTGAAAATGTAATTCTACATATGCCGCAGCGTTTTCTTTGAGATCCATCGGATACATCTCACCATTGTAATTGAAATCCTCTTCTCCTAATAACCTATCCTTTGATTCTTTGATTAGCTCTTTAGGATTCTTTTTAAAATTGCTTGGATTTCGATTTGCTGCTATTCTCAAATCTTTTTGAGTTGTTGGAAATCTTTCATGTAATCTATTTCTTTCGGTCACCGTAGAAATAATACCTGGACGTAAAGCTTGTTCTGCCGTTTTTTGTGTAGCTCCGGCTCTTTCCATTTTAGCAGATATGTCTACACCTAATTCCATCATAGAGCGCTGAGTAGCATTAATTCTTGATAATGCTCCACTCACATCTCCATTAATAACACCAGCATTTGCACTTAATCCTCCTCCTAAATTCTTAATAGAATTGATTTGTGTTTTTTCTAATGCAGAAAGATTAGTTTTTAGCTGAGCTGTGACCGGCCCTAAAGCATTGAGTGATGTATCATTTTCAGCCATTTTATTTCCTATAAATAAGCATATGAGTAAGACTTATAAAGGCGTCTTTAAGCCTAGAAAACCTGGTAAATATCGCGGCGATTCAACTAATATTATTTATAGGAGTCGCTGGGAATTAAATTTCATGATGTATCTTGATAATCATAATGAAGTCAAACAATGGGCGAGTGAAGAGCTTATCATACCTTATCGTTCGCCGATCGATGGTCGTATACATCGATATTTTCCAGATTTTTGGGTCAAGAAAGTTAATCGCGAGGGAAAATTAGATACGGTCGTAGTGGAAATCAAACCTTACCATGAAACCGTAGAACCAACCGCGCAAAGAAAACTTACTAAGAAGTATTTATATGAAGTTCGCACTTGGGGTATAAATTCTTCAAAATGGAAAGCCGCGAATAAATATTGTGAAGAGAGAGGATGGGAATTTACTATCCTCACTGAAAAAGAATTAGGAAGCATAATTTAATGGCAACATACATCTTTCAGAAGATCGCTGATGAAGGTAAAGCCGAAGGCCTAGAGTCTGGCAGTGAAGAAGCACGAGATTGGTATCGCGACAAAGCTCAATCAGTTCGTAATGTGAATACTCGCAGAGAGCTAAGAAACAGAGCTCGTGCATATAATAAGATGACCGAACTAGATATAGGTCGTATGTATATGTTCTTCTATGATCCAAAAGGTAAAGACACATTACCATATTATGATCAGTTTCCGCTTATCTTTGTACTCGATAGATATAGAGATGGTTTTCTTGGTATGAACTTACATTATCTTCCTCCTGTATTCAGAGCTCGTCTGATGGATAAACTATATCAGATAGAAAGGAATGATGCAAATAGAGAATCTAAAAAGCTTCGTTTGAGTTATAGTTTTCTCAATTCTGCCGCTCGATATAAATACTTTAAGCCCACCGTCAAACGCTATCTTAATTCGCAGGTGCGATCTCGTTTTCTTTGGATTCCGTATGACGAATGGGATATTGCATTAATGCTGCCCACACAGAGATTTAGAAAAGGTAAATCAGCACAAGTGTGGAGAGATTCTAAGAAAATAATACAGAGAGCATAAAATGTCTTTTAATGTAGACAACTGGAAATCTAAAGTCAAAGAAAATCTACCTGCGAGTATGTACGAGGTAGTATTGAATAATTCTCCAATTTCATATCAAGATATACAAATTAGAGCTGAATCTATTACCGCTCCTGGTATTTCATGGCTATCTGTCGATAATTTTTCGCCATACGGTAACGGTAAAATGTATAACATACCCTATCGTTTTAATCCACAAGAAATTACGGTTGTACATACTGTTGATGATAAAGGTAATTTACTTAAACAGTTTAAAGATTGGGCAGATAAAATTGTCGATATGCCTGATATGAAAATGGGAGCAAAATATTATAACGACTACGTGGCTGAAATGGCCATCCTCGTTTATAATAGGCAAGGTGGACCTAAGGTTAAAACATATCATCTTGAGGAAGTCATTCCAATGAGTGTAGAGCCTTTAAATCTTTCATGGGGTTCAAGCGATGAATTAGCAAGATTTTCAGTGAGTTATAAGTATACAAAATTTAGAATAGAATAGTAGGATAATATTATGGCATTACCAAAAATTGATACGCCGACGTTTACTCTAGAGTTGCCGTCGAGCAAAGAAGAAATTATTTTTAGACCATTTCTGGTCAAAGAAGAAAAAATATTATTAACAGCTAAAGAATCTGGCGAGCGGATCGATATCTATAACGCCATCAAAGCTATCATTAATAATTGTGTATTGACAGAAGGATTTGATGTGAATAAAGTTCCTATCTTTGATATGGAATACATCTTCATACAAATCAGAGCAGTATCAGTTGGAAATATCGTTAAATTCAAAGTAGAAGATAGTGACGACGGAATTACTTATGATTTAGAACTTGATTTATATGATGTCAAAGTAAATTTTCCTGAAGATCATTCTACGAAAGTCATGATTACTGATGATGTAGGTCTTATTTTAAAATATCCTACACCTAAAATTTCTGATGAATTATCAGGAAAACAAAGTTTATCAGATGTCACTGATGTTACTATTAACGCTTGTATTGATCAAATTTTTGATAACGAGGAAGTTTATCTTTGGAAACAAGAGTCTGATAAAGATAAGAAGGATTTTCTAGAAAGTCTGCCTATCGACGCGTACAACCAGATTCAAAAATTCTTTGAAACTTCTCCACAAATTGAGCATATAGTTACTTATACAAACAGCAATAACAAAGAAAAGAGGGTAGTGTTTAGGGATCTAGACGATTTTTTTACGTTGGGCTGAGTTATATGACACTTTATAATCATTATAAGTTAAACTTTGACGTAACTCAGCATCACAAATTCACACTAACAGAGTTGAACGAAATGATCCCTTTTGAAAGGGAAGTATACGTTGATATGATTTTAGAGAAAATTAACAAAGAGAAACAAGGCAATGGCGGCGAAATTAGTAGTTGGGATAGCTAGAGTAACACAAAAGATACTAAAGGCTTCGCGAGCTCGTTCAGCTGCGGGATTAAGCAAAGTATCGAGTGGATTTGCAAAAGCAGCGAGTCGAGCAAAAGGCGCGCTAGGCAAATTGACTACTTTAGGCAAAACAGCCGCAATTGCGAGTGCAATCTCTGGAAAAAATACAACTGCAGAATCAGGTCAACCAACGAGTGTAGGTTCTACGGTTGCAACACAATCAAATGTAGAAACAGCTGTTGCAGATCCTGTTATCATATTACCAGATATCGTACCTGAAGATATTATCTCAGACGAAGTAGCAGAACGAGTTGATCTAACTGTTACTCGACCTATAAAGACTCACAGCTTAATTAAAACTGCACCGATTGTCGAAGGGTATTTTGACGACGATCGTACTTCAGTGCTTACTGAATTTGTTATACCAGAAGGTACAGAAATTGAAGCCATATCAAATAGTGTAGGTGCGCTATCATCTCAGATAAAAGCATTACAAGCACTCACTGATTCTATTGATGCAGTTGCTGATCAAAACGAAAAAACAAAAAGAGATAATGAAAGACGTCGCGATGAAGAAGACGTTGAGAAAAAAGAAGACAGTGTTTTTAGAAAAGGCGGCGATGTTGTTGGAACAGCTGTGGGCGGTTTCCTTGCGAAGTGGCTAGTACCAGCAATTGCAGTTGGTTTTGCTGGAGTTACTAGTGCTTTTGCAGATACCCAAGAAGGTAATGAAGAAACAATCTCAGGTGTGGTAGATAATCTATCTTTCCTCGAAGGCATTGAAGAAAAATACGCAGCGCTCACTATTGCCCTCGGAACTGCCGGTCTCAATGTAAGACAAGGTTTTCAAGCTGTAGCGAATACAATCTCTGCCAAATCAGCTACATTTGTACAAAAGATGAGTGCAGTGAGTGGTCAAGCACAATCAGCATATCAAAAAGCGGCTACTACTCTCGGCAAATTATCTCAAGTCTTGACAGCAAATCCAGTCGCTCGAATATTTATAGCACCCATCAGAGCGATCGCTGGATTTTTCTCCGGTGTTTCTAGTAGAATTGGACCAGCAGTTGCAAAAGTTACATCAGCTATCAGTAAGTTACCAAAATTTATGATTAAATTCTTTAAAGGATTTCTTGCTAAACCACTGAAGTATCTTATTATCTTTGAAATTATCGATAGTATGATAGATGGTCTAATGGCGTTTATGTTTAATTCGATCACTGAAGCTGAGTTCCATACTCGTATGAAGAAAAACATTAATGATATCGTGGGTTTGATCGGCGGTACTTGGATAACGACGATTATCTTTACAGCCGTGGGCAATCTGATAGGCACATTCGTTCTACCAGTTTTTGGTAACATCGCCGGTACAATTCTTGGTGTTGTAATGGGTGTATTGTTCGGCGAAGACGTCTATAAGATAATTGGTGGAGATAATATCGTCGAAGCTATCTATGATTACTTCTTCTTGGGCAAGAAAACAACGATGGCTCAATTGGGAAATAAGATTATAGAATCAGGCAAACAGGAGTTACAAAGGATTGTTGATTCATACGCAGAATTCTTTAAGTCTTCGTTCGAGTATTTTACAGGTGAGGATAAGATAGAATCGAGAGAAGGAATAGAAGAAAAGTTTGGTGTTGACGCATCTCTTACAAATATTGCTTTACAGTCTTCTGGTATCATTGATGATGACGAAAATGCGATGTTATATGTAGCAGATAATATTAATAGCGAAGAAGAATTAAAAGCTATAGATGCTGAGATGATGGATGCAAAAGGCATGACATTAAAAGAATATGCCAAAGACATGTTGAATCCATCTGAGTATCAACAATTTGCCAACACACTCGACGCATCTATCGCTTCAGGAAAAGCTAATAAAGAAAGACAGTCTGCTCCATCAATCATGTATCCCGTATCTGATGTTAAAACAGGCGAATTAATAGGTGTATATAATAATCCTGAAGAAGCAGCAAACTTCGCAATGGAAAACAACGGCATATTAGATCAACCGATTGTGACAGAAGTAGCAGAGATCGTTGATAGTGTTACTGAAGAATATTTGAATCCTGAAGCAGTAGGAACTAGAAAAATACAAAAAGTATTCAATACAAATGAACAACCACTAGATAGTGTTGCTGAAGAATATTTGAATCTTGAAGCAGTAGAAACTGTAAGAAAAATACAAAAAGTATTTAATACAAATGAACAACCACTAGATCGTGTAAAGACTTTATATGAATCAGCAATCAATATTGCTGATGATGGTAATTACGAAGAAGTCAAACAAGTTTATACAGAAATTACCGGCCGCAGTTTAAAAAGCGATATGACGGATATGATCGGTGATGAAGAAGCAAAAGTAATTGATAATATAATGAGCGCTCAACCTGAAGAAGTTGCTAATATCGTAGCAGACGCAGGTTTAACAAAGCTATTAGAAACTGCATTGCCAGATGTATCTTCAGAGATAAAAGAAAAAGCTACACAGATCATACCAATTATTACACAAATGGCTAGCCAAAGTCCCAATATTCAGACGCCGGCGGGTTCTTCGGGTAGAAGTCAGGTAGAATCTGCTTCGCCTAATTTTAATACATCAGATCCATTTGTTACTTTCAGATATCAAACATAAAAAAAAGGGGACCGAAGTCCCCGTAAAGCTTCCCAAGCATTATTCGTTAGCAAGCTTCCTAAAGAAATCTAATGACTCATCATCGTCATCAAATGACGTCGTTGTTTCCGCTACTGGTTCTGCTGTAGCTGCTGGAGGAGTCCACGCTGGAGCAACCTCAGGAGCCGAAGGCGCAGCATTAGGTACATCTTCGGCAACGCTATCAGGTTGCAGACCACCAAGTACACGCATCAACTTTTGCTGAAGCTCTTCATAAGACTTGAAATTCTTCTGATCGAGAAACTCGGCAAGTCCGTGTTCTTGTTTCCAAATGGTTTCAAGTTCGCTGTCATCGTTAGACAGAGCAGACGGAGAGTCGAATGCTGATTTGTCGTAGTTACGATAACCTTCTACCTTACGAATGCGCAGGCGGAAGTTGGCACCTTCCCACATATCAAATGGGTTGACTGCATCCTCGTCTTCAAAAGCGGGGTGCATTACATCATTGATCTTATCAAAGATTTTCTTACCATACTCATAGAGGAAGACTTTGCCTTCGTTTTGAGGATTGGCAGGATCACTAACAACAACGATATTAGACACGTAGTGAAGACGACGCTTTTGCTTACGTGCAATCTCTTTGTCTGATTCAAGACCAGAGTTCCACAACTTAGAGTTATATTCACCGACAGGATCGTCGAGACCAATAGAAGTCAATGACTTCTCGATATACCAACCACCAGGGCCTTGGAAGCCATGGTCCCAATATCGCACGAAAGGTACATCTTCACCTGAGGGCGCAGGCAAGAATCGGATAATGGCAGAACCATTACCTGCTGTGTCGACAGTGGGTTTCCAAAAACGCTCGTCAGGACCATTGTTTTGTGATTGATTGCCAGCAACTTTTTCTGCGGCGGCTGTAAGTTTGTCGAATGACGACTTACGGTTTGATTTTAGACTTGCAAAATCCATATGTATTTCCTTGTATGCAATGTATTAACAGTTTATTCACAGTATTCATAATATAACAAGTATATTCTACCATAAAACTTTATGATAGTACATCTATTTATACAACTCTCCGACGAGTTCGACATAGTCTTCTAAGTCAAACTTCACAAACGGTTGAAACTTCAACAGCTTATTCATTGTCTTCGGCCATATAATAGTATCGGAAATGTTTTCTTTCCAATACCAAAAAACTCTACATGTAGCATTCAGAATGATCATTGTTTCAGGCATGATCTCCTTTCTATTATACATGTTGAGTACTTTAGGATAGTCACCATTCTTTACAACAAGAGCCTCGTCAAGACAATTGAATTGTGACATGTCCTGTTGAAACAAATATTTCAAGGACTGATGACGTTTTTTAGTTGTTTTAAATCTATCAATGCATTCTTGGTCAAGGAGTTGTCCTACCCAGGAATCTGGATTCTCAAACAGATTACTAGCTAGGTACAACTCAAGATCATCTTTCTTTGATAGACGATGGAAAAAGAAACGATCTTGCCTCAAATTAAACTTGTCAAACTTCGCATTCGTTTTACCAAGATACTTGAAGTAGTCGTAGGATTCTGAACCGAAGTGTAATTTGAGTGCAAGATATTTCTGGTAAGCCTCAAATGGTTCCATTATATAGGTAGTCTTGCCGTCTTTTGTAAAAAATTAAGCTCTTCAGCCTCTTCTTGGATCTTTGCTTTGAGCACTAGATTCTTTCGAATATACTGCGCCACAGCCTCAATCTCAATCTCGTTTCTTTCGCAATAATGTAAAATGGCATCCATATAATCGATCGAATCTTTCTCACGTAATTTTTCTATTTCGAACAAAAAAGACTGAGCTCCGAACTCCTTCGGAGCATCGTCGATTATTTTTGACATATTACTGTTTCGCTTTTTTAGCTTGCTTTTGAAGTTCAGCAACCATCTTCTCTTTCGTCTGTCGACGATCAAGTTCAATACCAACCTCGGCGGCTAGTTCATCGATCTTTGCTTTGGTCAGCTTCATTAGTTGCGCTTTAGTAGGAAGTTTATCCAACGCTTCTTTCACTGCATCCTCAACATCATCAATGACTTCTTCAAATTTTTCTTCAACCGTTTCGCGAGCTTCGGTGATGTCTTCTTGCACATCATCGATCTTCTCACTTACTTTAGGCCAAAAGAAAAATGCGACTAGTCCCAATGTCACACATACTGCAATAATAATCAATTCCATAACAAATCCTCCTCCTTATGGAATAATATTTATATGTTAAAAAAAGGCAGCCGACCACGTCTCTCCGTAGTCGCGAGCTGCCAAACCTTTACGCTGCTTGAGCGTATTCAATTGCCATACCTAAAGCGTTGATGTTCGTGTTCTTGTTATGACCAAACCAAGCTGACTGCAGACGAGTATCTTGACTGTTGCCGAGAGTGTGATTAGTCATGTAAGTCACTGCGTTGTAAGCATTCCACCAAGTGCCTTCGGCAAGTGATGCACCAGGCTGAGTGTTAATGATGTCCATTGCAGTGCGAGCGTTTCGCGAACCAGCTTTCTTACCTTCTTGGAATGACTTCATTAGCTCGTCAAAGTCCATTGTACCAGCACGATTGGTGGTAACAGGGAAGACTTGGTTGAAGTACTCAAACAATTCAGTTTGCTTATAGTACTTTTTCGAGAGGAAATCTGCCATTTCGTGGTAAGTTTCCATCTTCTTAGATGCCTCATCGAGGGCAAGGCGAACGCGCTCTGCATCAAACTCTGATTTGTGATTCAGAGAAATACCGAGCGATGCTTTGCCTTCGAGGGACATTGACAGGGTGTTATTGCAAACGACCCGAATGGGTGTGAATCGAACATCAACACCGCGACCATAATTATGTGGATTTGACAGCAAGAGGTAGGAGTCTACCTGATCCTTACCGCCAAAGAGAGAAAAAGATTCGTTAATCTTAGCGAGTCCCCAAACAATCTGGCCATCTTTCAACGATCCAGCAGTGTGCATCGTCATGCCGCCAGCCTTAACATACTCGTCAAAGAACTCGAATGCATCAGCATTTTGGACTGGGATCCACTGATCTCCTACAACATCGAGTACTTTGTTATCTGATGAACGAACCAAAGCTTTTTTGCCTGTGATAGTGATCTCTTCACCATCGACAAGTGTAGTAATCGGATGACGCTCTACTGACCAATCAAGACCAGCAACCTTCATCATCTCTTGAGGCGTCAGATCGTCAGTTACTTTAACACCTAAACCGTGCCAAGGAACTTCACCAGCGTACGCCATTGTTTCAACCATATGTGCCATAATATATGCCCTCCTACAGGCTAATTAAGGTGAATGTAGAGGTTGTCATTTATCTGCTATTTGGGCCGTATCGGGTTGCAACCCCGCCTCTACATTCTCGGCCAATTCAATTTACAGGTACCATTCTATCAAAAAAAACTAGTATTGTACATAGTTTTCGTGAAATAAATTAAAAATATTTCCTGACTTCAGCTGAATAAACTTACGACGAGAACGATCAAAGAACCGCGGCTTTTTGAAGAAGATCCACTCAGTGGTACCTGTCTTGCAATAGCCAACACACTTACCTGCATCATTCACAGCATAAGTGTGATTCTTGACATCATACTCGACCTCAGGCCAATCAGTGATTTCTTTAAATATTCTCATAACTCGTTTGGTAACTCCGGTGGTATTTGCTTCAATATCAGATCAAGCAGTTTGGCTTGGAACTTATTCCATGCATCGGTTTCGACTGCATCCGGACGGTACTTTGTTCTCGGCATTAGTGGAAAAACACCAAGATGAAAATCATCATATGCGAAGTAGTGGTCCATCAGGTTACCAAACTCGCGAGCTGCTAACTCACGCTTACTCATGCGCGCAGCTCCTCGAGAATAGATTGAAGACCAACAGTAGTTTGCAATCGCTGCATAAACTCTCGCTTGAGGCGAGTACGACGAGCATTAATGGCAGGATCTTGTCGATTCTGCACCACACTCGACGTAGCTTCTTTGCTAGTCAATTGATCGTACATATTAACGATAGTTTTGGCATGCTTGTGAGCAACCCAAATGTTGCGATCACTGTCTGTACGAACCCAGTGAAGCGGCTTCGGATTGCCGATAGAGTCGACGACCTTACGAAGCTGAATAATCATTTGTGGTTGCTTGAAGTCTGGATCAAAAGTCTCGACTTCTTCAACTGCAAACGGATCGTTCTTTCTTTTTCTACCCATTATATTGAAACTCCTAACATAATTCCAAGGATTGCACCCATCAGTGCCATTACAAAAATTCCAGTCAGTGTATCTTTCATTGTACGACCTCCCATTGTACTTCAGAGAACAAAACATCTGCTCCTTCTTGCTTCAGTAGCAAGTGTGCCATCTCGGTCACACCAATCTCGTGTACCTCTGCTGGGTACATGGTAAAGGTTACTTCGAACTCTTCGAAAAACGCTCTATAGGTTTTCATTAAGCTGCCTCTGCAGGTGTGTACTTGTCAAGCCAAGCGCGAAGCTCAGCGAAAGGAATCACATCACCGTTTACCATTTCGAAGGCAACACCGTGATTTACTTCCTCACCATTACTGTCCAACACGTCGTACGCGGTGAACTCTTTAGCGATTTCAGCACGCCAACCAGACATCGGTCGGTTTTCGGTCGTGCGGTTGAAAGAGATACGATCTTCCTTGATCGTACCATAATAAGGTGCGTCCCAATCAGGGGCGTGGTCAGAGACACGAAAGTCGATATCATCGACAACAGTCTCACCAACTGAGTACTCCTCGAAGTACTTGCTCTTGCTGGTGCAAGCAGCCTCGACACGGGCCCACCACTGAGGGTCCATATTCTCCTCGATGGTGCAGTTGAAAATATAGGTGTTACCACCTTTAGGCTTCCAATACTGCGGACACTCGCCTTTGCCGTCCCAATCGTGGGCGCCGTAGTTTTCCATGTGTTGAGTCTGAATGATCGCTTTCATAAGTATATCTCCATTTGACAAGAACCATTATACCCTGCTGAGACGGGGTTGTACATCTCTAAGTCTATGATTTGATTAGACTTTTTGGGCGCATGCAAGTTATTGATTTCATTAGACATTTTTTTAGATTATTTTTGTTAATTATTTACATTTTTAGACGATTTTGGAATAAGAGGGAAGATAATGAAATGGTGTATATCGAAAGGGATATTATGCTGTTTAGAATATGTTTGTGCGTATTGGTGTGCTGTTTGTGAGTTAGGGAAGTTGATTTGGATAGGAGGCCAAGAATCAGAATTATGGTAAATTTCGAGTATGTGCATAAGTATATCTCCGCGAAGGGGCTGCCATTCTACTACAAGGAGCCGACCCGTTACATGCCCTGCTTAGACTTTTTACATCTAAGCTTATAACTTTTGCGTATAAGCTGTGAGATAAAGATTTAATATAAATAAAAAGTGATTGGTCTCATTCTCAACATGTTTTTGTAAAAATCTATTCTAAAAGGAAGAAAAAACATGATGGAGATAGCTGCGGCCATATCTCTGGCAAGTAGTGCATTCAATGCTCTCAAGAAAGGTATGGAAACCGGTCGAGAAATCGAAGACATGGTGGACTATTTTGGTAAATGGTTTGAAGCAAAAGATGCATTATCAGAGCAAAATATTAATGCTAATAACCAGCCAATGTTTAAAAAAATGTTTTCTGGTAACAGTGTAGAAGCACAGGCTCTACAAGTAACTCATGCCAAACATAAGATAAAGCAAATGGAGAAGGAACTGTATGAGTACCTTCTTTATACTGGTCAACAAGAATTCTACAACGACATGATGGCTGAACGTAGAATAATTCGTCAAGCTCGGATTGATGAAGCCGTAAAAAAATCTGAAAGGAAAAGATTTTGGTTTGATCTTCTAGTTGGCGGCGCAGCAGTGTGTTTTGGATTAGGTATAATCATCGGACTTTTTATGGTAATATTATAATGAGAAGAGGAAAAAAGCACAATATAATCGAATACATTGATATTCGTATATCACAACTAGCAAATGATATGCATAAAGCGAAAGATGAATATGATAAACAATGGTATAATCGTATTATTCAAGAGCTAAGTTGGGCAAGATCACAAGATCATAACTGCTATATGGATAATAGTAATGAAGAATACAGTCAGAATAGAGTTTGAGGGTGCTGAAGCTAGATATACTGTGTATGATTCTCAGGGTGCTATTGTTATCATTACTAAGTTCAGATACTTAGCAGAAAAGGCGGTCAAAACAGGCAAGATCTAGATCCATGGATCACCTAAATACCATCCCACTAAACTCTTCCGTAATCCCTTACTGACAGGCGCAACTCTGTGATATAGATGCGATTGAAATACTATCATAGTTCCTTGCTGTATCCAATATTTTTCCGGGTCAAATGTAACAATTCTTTTCCATTGTTCGTGCGGACCATTAGTCCAGTTCGTTTCTAGCTCAAAAATTCCGCCCTTATATTCAGCTGGGTCGTTAAGCAGTAAACTTAAGCTTAATTTCCTTATCAAATTTGGCTTATCACCTAATACGTATGGATCTTCGCGGGCATCTCGATGCCAGTCGTAATATTGACCTATTTTATAATTAGTATATTGAAATGGTTGTCTATCAGAAATATCCCAATTTTCAAGGCCCATTTCAGCCCTTGCCATATTAAATGTGGTATCGACTTCTTCATAAATTTCAGACATCAGATCATAGTCAGGTGTATTTTCTTTAAAATTATCGGTATTGATCCAAGCTACATTTGAATTACGAACATGAGCATAAGGCGACTTTTTACCACCATCAGTCAGCGCCGATTTTATTTCTAATTTATCGCCTGCTTCTATAATACGTTCACACAGATCTTTATCGATCGCTTCAGGTATAATCAAATATTGTGACTTATGCATTAGAAGTCCTTCAGTTTACCTTTATGATATAAATCAAAGAATTTACGGGTCATTGGTTGCCAATCTTCGAGTGCTTCATCAAATACTAACGAGCCTTCTCCGCCGCCGACTGCCATCAAAATTACAATACGCTCGATATCCATGTCATAGTGTTCTTTGACCATGGTAGCATATGCAGCACCCTGCATAAAATACGATTTAATCTCGTCTTTAGATTTCCAGCGTTTAGATGTTTTGAAGTCTAAGATTGTGTTTTTGCCTGCATAACGGCAAATTAGATCAGTCGTACCAGCAGTCTTGAGTTCGTCGGAATACATTTGTAATTCGACACCATAGATCTCGTCAACGTGTTCGTCCAGATAAGGTTGGATAGTTCTGAAAGTATTTAGCGCGATCGGATTCACGTCTTCTTTCATCTGCCCGAGAATGTAGTCCTCGGCAACCTGGTGCACTGCAGTACCTGCGCGGGATGCCCGAGTTGAGATCTTGTTGGCAGTTTCGGCGCCCACACGTTTTCGCCATTCCCATATCTTTTTCCTCGACAACGCGCCAAGGGCTGACG